CCTCTAAATCATCTGAGAGCCTGAATCAACTGAGCAATAGATGCGATCAGGGCGGCTGTTGCAGCAACTGCCTTGATAACCAAGTTGATCAGGTTCTCTGTTCTTCTGGTGTTTCTTCTTGACATATCGACCGTTCTCCTTTCCTTGTTGATAATGCAATTATAGCACACAAAATTGTGCTTGTCAATAGAAAAAGCACAATTCTATGAGCTTTTTACTCTTTACGAAAAAGCAGGAGGAAAAATGGGAAAAGTAACGAAAAAGATGCTAGAGGAGTACCGGAAAACCAAGGCAGACATTCCGATTCTTCAGGCGGAACTGGAAAATATGCGGCAGGGGGAAGCCGGGATCGGAACCAGCGTGATTATGGATTACAAGAAAGGCTATCCCCGGCCGCAGAGTGTATCCGGCTTTGACTGGCCTCTGTACGAACGGAGACAGAAAGCCCTGCAGAAGAAACAGGAGAACTGTCAGGCGGTGGAGCGTTGGATTGAAGAGATCGAGGACGGCCGCACCCGCTGCGTCTTCCGAATGTATTACATCGAGGGGCTTGGATGGGAGAAAATCGCTACCAAGCTTGGATATCATGGTAAACCAGATTATCCAAGGTTGATGATTCGGGATAAGCACTTCAAGAAAATTCAGGAAAAATAAAAAAGTTCGTTTTATTCGGAAAATTCGTTGTACAATATAATCAGGCAAAAAGGGTTCCGCCCTTGAAGCTTCCATAAGACGAGTTTTCCCCTGAAAACTTATTCTTTTTACCCCACAGGCCTCCTTCACGGGAGGCCATACCAAAAACAAAGCAGACACCATCGTGAGTCATAAAGTAAATTCCTCCTAGAGGCCGCCCGGCAGAAATGTCAGGCGGCTTTTTCGTGGAGAGAAAGGAGCGTCTGGATGGCATTGACAGAAAAACAGAAGAGATTTGCAGAAGAATACCTGATGGATCTGAACGCCACTCAGGCGGCAATACGAGCCGGGTATTCGGCGAAGACAGCAAATGAGCAGGGATCACGACTATTGGCAAATGTTAGTATTCAGAAAGCAATTTCAAAAGCAATTGCAGAGCGCTCCGGCCGAACGAAGATCAGCCAGGATCGTGTGGTGAATGAGCTGGCGAAGATCGCATTCTTGAATATCGCGGATCTCATCGATCAGAACGGGAATATGAAAAGCAATGTTTCCCGCGATGATATGGCCGGCATTGAATGGATGAGAAGCAGGGGAATCGAAACAGAGAACGGATATGTAAAAGAAACCGAGTTCCGGTTGACATCCAAACTGAAAGCGCTGGAGCTTCTCGGCAGGCATCTTGGAATGTTTACAGACCGTGTGGAACTCTCTGGACTGCAGGCGGAACAGGGCAAGCTGGACGATCTGATTCAGCAGCTTCGGGAGTAGCGTATGGGAACCGAACACCTGCTGCTTTCGGATAAGTATAAGGCATTCCTTCGCTGTGATGCTCCCGTAGAGTTCCTGGAAGGAACCACGGCGGCAGGCAAGACCACGGTAGGACTGTTCAAGTTTATGCTTAAAGTAGCAGAATCCCCGAAGAAGCTGCATATCCTTGCGGCCAAGGACATCGGCAGCGCAGAGAAGAACATCATCAATAAGGATCTGGGTATCCTGGATGATTTCGGAGTTCTGGCAGAATACAACGGCAACGGTACGAAGGAAGATAAGATTCCGCATATCCTGTTCCATACATCCTGCGGAGATAAGATCGTGTATGTCATGGGATATGGCGACCGGAAGAAATGGCAGAAAGCGCTGGGCGGACAGTACGGATGTCTGTACATCGACGAGATCAATACAGCGGATATTGACTTTGTACGAGAAGCGGCGATGCGCTGCGATTACCTGATCGGAACGCTGAACCCGGATGATCCGAATCTGCCAATATACAAGGAGTTTATCAACTGCTCCCGGCCATTGCCGGAATGGGAATCAGAGACGCCCAGGGAAATACGAGACGAACTAAAAGAAGAACCAAAACCCGGATGGGTTCACTGGTTCTTTTCTTTTACCCATAATCTGGGACTCAGTAAAGAGAAGCTGAAGAAAATAGTATCCAATACACCCAAAGGCACGAAAATCTATAAGAACAAGATCGAAGGGCTGAGAGGGAAAGCGACCGGCCTGGTATTCCCTGGCTTCAACAGGAAGAAGCATGTGGTATCGGCAGCATGGCTGCATCAGCAGATCGAGGATGAGCGGATCGCCTTCCGGAAATTTACCGCCGGACTGGATACGGCGTATTCTTCGAAATCTCCGGATACGATCGCAATGATCTTCCAGGGGATCACGACAGACCGCAAGTTGATTACGCTGGCAGAGAATGTAATCAATAACACAAACCTGGATCAACCGATCGCGCCGAGTGATGTGGCGGTGAGACTGGTATCCTTCCTGGAGCAGTGCCGGAAGGAATGGGGATTTGCGAAAGATATCTTCGTAGACAACGCCGATCAGGCCACCATGACAGAGCTGGCGAAGTACAAGCGCCTGAACGGATGCCTGTACAATTTCTGGGACGCCTATAAGAAGTTCGGCATCCTGGATCGTATCAAGTTGCAGCAGGGATGGATTCAGCGAGGGGATTACCTGGTACTGGATACCTGTGTGAATCATCTGAGCGAACTGGAACGATACAGCTGGGCAGAAGATAAAGACATGCCCGAAGACAGAAACGACCACACGATCAACGCGAATCAGTACGGATGGATTCCGTATCGGTCCATGATTGGTCTCAGGGAGGAAGAAAGTTGAGCATTATGGAGAAGATCAAGACAGGCCTTCGCAGCTGGCTGAATATCCAGACGGCAGCGAAGTACAGCATAAACATCATGGAGATGGCGGACTTTGAATTATCCGCAATTATGAACCGGATCTGGTACCGGGGCGACAGCAACGAGTTGGATCAGCTGTATGCTCAGTGCAATTCTTATGCGGATAAATACAAGTTCTGGGCGTCACACAGCTCTCCGGGCATGGAGATTCGGAAGCTGCACACCGGTCTTCCGCACCTGATTGTACGGATTCTGGGAAGCATTGTCCTGGCGGATATGAATGATTTTGATTTCGATGACGCAGGAGCCAAACAGCTCTGGAACGCTATTGACGAAGAAAATCATTTGCGGTCGCTGTTGGAAGAAGTTCTGAAGGATGTCCTTGTAGTGGGTGACGGAGCTTTTAAAGTGACCTTTGACACAACGCTGAGCCAGTATCCGATCCTGGAATGGTATCCGGGAGATCAGATCGAGCTGACTTACAACCGGAAGCGCCTGCAGGAAGTCATCTTCAAGACTCCGTACAAGGCGAAAGGCCGCCAGTACGTACTGTGTGAGCATTACGGAAAAGGCTATATCCGCAATGAGCTGTATGCGGGTGAGAATATGGTTCCGTTGGATACGCTGGAGCAGACAAAAGGACTGAGCGACTGGACTTTTGATGAAGATCTGATGATGGCGATTCCGTTCCGTGTGTATAAGTCAGCGAAGTATGAAGGACGCGGTGGCTCTATATTTGACAGCAAACTGGACAGCTTCGATGCGGTAGATGAAGCCTGGTCCCAGTGGATGGATGCGCTGCGGGCCGGAAGAGCCAAGACATACATCCCGGAATCCTGTATTCCCAGAGATCCGGAGACGGGCACTTTCCTGCAGCCAAATGCTTTCGATAACCGCTTCATCGCATCTGGTGACAATATGGCGGAAGGCGGTAAGAACCAGATCAACACGGAGCAGCCGGCGATTCCGCATGAGAGTTACCTGGCATCGTATATCACGGCGCTGGATCTGTGCCTGCAGGGAATCATCAGCCCCAGTACACTGGGAATTGATACGAAGAAGCTGGACAATGCGGAAGCACAGCGAGAGAAAGAGAAGACAACGCTGTATACCCGCAATGCGATTGTAGAGGCACTGCAGGAGACACTTCCGCAGGTCGTAGAAGCGTGTGTGAATGCCTGGCGTCTGCTGAATGGTCAGGCGATGAAGCCGGTGGAAGTGGATATTCCGTTCGGCGAATATGCGAATCCCTCCTTCGAGTCTCAGGTGGAGACAGTATCAAAGGGCAAGACCGGCGGCATCATGAGTATTGAAGCATCTGTGGAGGAGCTGTACGGCGATTCCAGGGACGAAGAGTGGAAAGCGGAAGAGGTTGCCAGACTGAAAGCAGAGCAGGGCATTGCAGAGCTCTCAGAACCGGAGGTCAGCATAGAAGGAGTACAGATCAAGGATGATGAAGGTCAGAGTGATGAATCGCCTGTACCAGATGAGCAGGAAGGAATACCGGGGACTTCTCAGAGTAGCGTCTGAGCAGGTCCCTTTTGGCATTTATGCGGTAGAGAAAGCCGATTACGCGGAACTCCGGAACGATTCCTGTGAGAGCCTTACACAGCTGAAGCAGAAGATCCGGGAATACCGCGGCCAGGGCTTTCAGGTACATAGCAACAGAGGATAAACCGGATGGCAGAAGAATACGACATTTCACGGGCGTTCGAGCGAATCGAAGAAGAACTGATTTCATCCATGATCCGGAATATGGACCGGCACCGGGCGGAAGAGAGCGCATACGGTTATGAATGGAGCCAGTGGCAGGCGGAACAGCTGCGGAGCCTGGAACATTACCGGGCAGAGAACCAACGAAAATTCGGCAGACAGTTCTCCTCCCTGAATCAGCGGATTGAGAACGCGATCCGGGCCGCGCATGAGACCGGAGGCATGGAGCAGGAAGAAGAAATCCTGGATGCCATCCGCCGGGGCTTTACCGGCTACAGTCATCTGCCGGATGCCATGATCCAGGGCATCTTCTTCCGGGTGAATCAGAGGAAGCTGGATGCGCTGATCCAGGCGACAACGAATGATATGCAAACGGCGGAGACAGCGATTCTTCGCATGGCGAACGACCAGTACCGGAGAGTCGTATTCGATGCACAGGTATATGCCGCGAGTGGCGCCGGTACGTATGAGAAGGCTGTGGACATGGCCACGCATGACATGCTGGCGGCCGGTCTGAACTGTGTCCAGTATAAGAACGGCGCAAGGCATACGCTTGCCGATTATGCGGATATGGCGATTCGTACCGCCTGCAAGCGCGCAAAGCTGCAGGGAGAGGGGCAGAAGCGTCAGGAATGGGGTGTCTCCACGGTAATCATGAATAAGCGCGGGAATCCCTGTCCGAAGTGCCTGCCCTGGGTAGGAAAGGTACTGATCGATGATGTGTGGAGCGGAGGCAGTCGCAAAGACGGGCCTTATCCGCTGATGAGTACGGCGATCGCAGCCGGGCTGTACCATCCGCGATGCAAGGATGGTCATACGACTTACTTTGAGGGGATCAGCACGCCGCCGGACAGCAAGTTCACAAGAAAAGAACTGAAGCAGATCGAGAACGACAACCGGAAGGAAGCTCAGAAGAAGTACGCAGAGCGGCAGCGGGGGAAGTTCGGACGGCTGGCAGATTACTCGCTGGACCCGGAGAACAAAAGGCGGTACGCAGCCAGGAAAAATGCCTGGGAACAGGAAAAGGCAGTTGAAAGCCGCGGTGGAAATGCTATAATGACTTACAAGGGAATCCCTAAAACGTGGAAGCGTCTGGAAGGAACCGCTGACGATTTGGATTTGAAGAAAGTGAATCCGAATTACCGTTGGGCTAATAGCGATGAATATTCCAGAAACTGTTATAACTGTGTTGTTGCATACGAAATGCGTATGCGAAAGTACGATGTAACAGCGCAGCCGGAGAGAAAAAACAAGTATCTCTCAAGACATCCGGAAGCTGCATGGGTGGAACCAGATGTAAAAACAATACATGCAGGAGAGGATGCTTACCAAAAGATAAAAGATGCTTTTGAGGAGTGGCCGGATGGAGCAAGGGCAGAAATTGCAATCGACTGGAAAAAGCAAAACTTTGGGCATGTATTTGTTGCGCAAGAAGAACATGGACAGATAAGATTTTTAGATCCACAAAGTGGTGGAGAGTATACAGCTGATGTTTTCGGACAAGCGAAGGATGGGCAAACTTCGTTTTGGAGAATTGATGATAGGACGGTATCTGACAGGGGGATAACGGCGTGTAAGGAGGAGTAACTTGTATGGAATTTATGTTAGCATGTCAAACTGCTCTTAAGTATTTTGAAAAAGTAGACAATGACACCGGCTTATATAGCATAAGAGACGTTGGTGATCGTTGGGTTTTTTCAGGAGGCTCTAAAAAACCGACTGTTTTTTACGGAAAACAAGCTATTGCAATAAAAAAGGACGGAGAAGGAATCCTTCCGTTTCATTTGTTTGACGAGCGTAATTGGGAGTTGCTGGATCACGCGAAGGATATTGAGGTTCCGGAAGAGTTCCAAATCAAGTAGCGGTCGATATTATTTTATGAAGCATATATTACAAATGAGTTGGCCTACAGTATATGAAGACATTAAACCACCCACTACCCGGCGGGTGGTTTTCTTATGCCAGGAAAGGAGAACATATGATCATTACAGGAATGAGTCACTATGAAAGCGTATGCAAGAAGAAGCTGGTTCACTGGTACAACAGAAACCGCCCGGAGACACCGATTGATTTAAGCAATGTCTATATTGTATGGAGCTGCAAGACTCTCCAGAATTATAAGTGTCTGGCAAGTACCACGGTCAGCGGAGACGGAATCTATGCGGAGTATACATATAACGGCGATAAGCAGGAGTTGTACGAAGATGTGTATGGCAAGATTTCGAATGCCTGCCACACGGAAGAGTAAGTCCTAGAAAGCTATAGAAAAGCTATAACGAAGTCATAGAAAGTCATAGAAATGCGATAACAACGCGTTTATTGAGTTAAGTAACACGAAAACGAGTTAGTAACTCAATAACGTGTTATTTTTTTTACTCTTTTTTGCCCGAAGGCGTAAAACTACGCGGAGACACCGGGATAACAACTGATCGGGAGACACCCATAAAACTGATATGGTGAGACACACCGAAAACTGAAAGGAGCACGAAGACCATGAGACTGAAGACCATTCGTTTTTTCGCACCCGATGGAAATGGCGGAGCAGAGCCGCCGGCAGGTGATCCTGCAGGAGGAGCTTCCGGCCAGAACCAGCAGGAGGGAGGCCAGAACATCACACTTCCAAGCTTCGATTATGAGAAGTTGGCCGGTATTATCCAGGGCAAGCAGAACGTAGCGGAAGACACTGTGCTGAAGAACTATTTCAAGCAGCAGGGACTTTCCCAGGCGGACGCGGAAACTGCGATCGCTGCCTTTAAGCAGCAGAAAGCAGACTCTCAGCCGAATGTGGAGGCCATGCAGGCACAGCTTAACGCCGCGCAGGCCGAGAGCAGGCGCCTGCTGCTGGAGAATGCGGCCACGGTATCCGCGATCGAGATGGGGATGGATGCCAGGACGATTCCGTACCTGCTGAAGATGGCGGATCTGACGAACTGCCTGTCACAGGATGGCAAGGTGGATGACGAAGCCATGAAGAAGGCTCTGAACCAGGTGCTGGAGGATGTTCCGGCGCTGAAGCCGACGGAAGGTTCGAAGCACGGCTTTGTCCAGATCGGGACTGGCGGAGGCAGTGAGAAGCCGGAAGGAGGCAATCCTCCGACTCCGATGCCGACAAAGCGATGGAACCGGTTTCATTAAACACGAATCAAACGAAAGGAGCATAAACAATGCCGAATTTAAACTACGCAGAAGCATGGAGTCCGGAGCTGCTGGAGATCCTGATTCAGGGAACTCTGACTTCTCCCTTTGTAACCGATAATGTAAGATGGGTGGGCGTAAAGACCTTCCATTTTACCCAGATGAGCACGACCGGCTTTAAGAATCACAGCCGGAAGGGCGGATGGAATACCGGCGAGTACACCCAGAAGGATGTTCCCTACACGCTGGCCCATGACAGAGACATTGAGTTTCTGGTGGATAAGGCGGATGTGGATGAGACCAACTCCACCGCATCGATCCAGAACATCAGCCGTGTCTTCGAACAGACTCATGTGGTGCCGGAGACGGACGCACTGTTCTTCTCCAAAGTGGCTCAGGCAGCGCAGGGAGAGGAAGATTACCATTCGAGTACAGCAGCAGCCGGATATACGAAGGCCAAGGTCTTCGGGATGCTGAAGGACATTCTGAGCAAGGGCAAGCTGAGACGTTACAAGGCGAACGGTTCCCTGATTATGTATGTGACTTCCGCGATCATGGATGCGCTGGAGCAGTCCACGGAGTTCACCCGCAAGATTGAGATGACTCAGATTGCGGAAGGCGGTATGGGAATTGAAACCCGTGTTACAGACATTGACGGTGTGACCGTGATGGAAGTCATCGATGATGAGCGCTTCTATGACGCCTTTGACTGGGAGCCGGAGAAGGGTGGATTCCAGCCAAGAGCGAAGAAGGCGGAATCGGATACCGGAGCGGGCGATGGAGTGACCGGCGCGCACAAGATCAATGTCCTTGTGGCCTGCCTGGAGACCTGTAAGACGGTTCCGAAGATCTCCAGTATCTACTTCTTCGAGCCTGGCGCACATACCAAGGGTGACGGCTATCTGTACCAGAACCGCAGCCTGTCGGACACTTTCGTTCTTCCGAATGGCCTGGATGGCAAGATCGACAGCATCTTCGTCGATGTGGATACCGCGGAGACGACCTGATAAGGAGACAGATATGGCATATAAGGCGTATGTGACACCGAAGTACTATCTGGAGACGTACCGGGGCACATCGATCCCGGAATCGGAGCTTGACCTCCGGCTCCGGGACGCCAGCCGGCATATTGATTCCCTGACTTACAGCCGCATTGTAGGTCAGGGATTTTCTGCATTAACGGAGTTTCAGCAGGATGTGATCCGGGAAGTTGTATGCCGTCAGGCAGACTTCGAGGCGGAGAACCGGGAGGCGCTGGACTGCGCGTTATCCTCGTACTCGATCAATGGCGTAAGTATGACGCTGACCGCCGGATGGAATGTATTCCTGGATAAAGGCGTGGCGATGCCGCGCGAGCTGTACAGTCTTCTGGAACAGACCGGACTGACGTTCCGGGGAATCGGGAGGTAGTTGTTATGAAGTATCCTCAGCTGGTTCCGTCGTGGACATGCCGGACGCCGATCCATGTGGAGCTTAACCGGGAGGGAGTATCCGAAGACGGCGAGCCGCTGCTGTGTCTTACGGCGGATCTGATGTGCAACTGGCAGGACAGCGCGAAGATTGTGCGGACGGGAGAGAAGCAGTATACGCAGCTCTCCGGGGTCGCGGTCTTCCCCGGTGATATTGCGCCGGATCTGGCAGTGATTTCTTCCGGAATCGTAGTGATCGGAGAGGAGACGCGGCAGATTCTGCAGGGAACCAAAGCCAGAAACCCGGATGGCAGTGTGAATTATACGAAACTGGAGGTGGTCTGAATTGCGGGCAAACAGTCGAATCCGAATTAATAATGGCCGCCTGCGGCAGCTGACACAGGCATCGATCCGCGCGCTGGAGCAGACCGCGGAGGCTTTGCATACGGAAGAAGTACAGGCGCAGGTGATGCCGTTTGATACCGGTAATCTGCAGAATGACAGTACCTTTGTGGATACGGAGCAGAGTTCGAAGGGGACAGTTTCCCTGGTGAATGCCACGCCGTATGCCAGACGATTGTATTATCATCCGGAATACGAGTTCCAGAAGGATGAGAACCCGAATGCGGGAGCCGCCTGGCATGAACCGTGGATGGCCGGAGGGAAAAAGCAGAAGTTTGCCAAAAACGCATTCAAGGAGTTTTACCGAAGGGAGGCCGGCGTATGATCGGACTTGCAGATGTCCGCGACTGGCTGAAGGGATTCGCTGGTGCGGAGAATTACTATATCGGAACACTGGACAGCAAAAAGCCGAAGTCTCTGGGCGTGTACCAGAGAAAGCCTTCCGGAGAGGCGCATATCGCGATCGGCGGGTTGGACTGCACCTCCTACGATACCAAGCAGCTTTCTCTTCTGCTGCACTGGAATAAGAACGCCAGGGAGACGGAAGAAAAAGCGGCACAGCTGTTTCGGCAGCTGCAGCAGGCAGAGGATGTGACAATCGGAGGTACCAGAGTTTATTACATCCGCCTGATGGTACCGGAACCGGTGGATGTGGGGCCGGATGACGCCGGAGTATATGAACGGGTGATCTGGCTGGACTTGATCTATGAAAGGAGTAATTGAGAATGGCACAGAAGAAGACGGGCGTACTGCCCTGTTATGAGAATCAGTTTCAGATTGATACGGCGGCATCCGGAGCGGAAGCGTCGTACAAGAATATCGCAGACTGCGAGAGCTTCTCTGTAAGCTTTGACAATGGCGTGGAGGAGTGGACGCCTTTCGACACGGAAGGATGGACCCGCAGATTGATGACGGCCAAGTCAGTGACGATCTCCGTTACGGCGAAAAGGAATATCGGCGACCCCGGTAATGATACGGTGGCTGGGCTGGCGTTTGTAAACGGCAGAGACGCGGAGAAGAGCTTCCAGTGGACGTTCCCTGACGGCACTGTAATTTCTTTCCCCGGAGCAGTTATCAGCGTAACATCGCTGTATTCCGGTGATTCCACCAATGTGGCGCCGCTGGAATTTGATGTAATGAGCAACGGCAAGCCGCAGATCACCGCAGCAACGCTGTCGGAGTAAGGAGAGCAAAGCATGATTGTTGATATTACAGATAAGCTTAACTTCGAAGAGTCTCCCAAACTGAAGATTAAGAATGTGACGGTTGAAGTGAATGCGGACGCTCCCACGATGCTGAAGGTAATGCAGCGTCTGGGCAACGGGGACGATATGAAGCCCAAGGATATCTCTGACATGTACGAGCTCCTTTTTGATGAGAAGGAGCGAAAGAAGCTGGACGCCATGAAGCTGAGCTTCAACGACTTCCAGACGGTGATCATGGGAGCCGTATCCGCAGTGACCGGCGTCGATATGGACGAGGTATCCGCGAAAAAAGAGGACTGACCCATACTATGATCTGTTCGAAGACTTTGACCTGATCCTGTCTTCGATGCGGTCACAGTATGGGCTTAGCCTGGCATCACAGGAATTCCGACAGATGCGCTGGGATGAGTTCGCGGCGCTTCTGTCCGGAATCGGGCCGGAGACGGCTCTGGGGCGTGTGGTGGCGATCCGGTCGGAGACTGATCCGGATATCCTGAAGCATTACACGCAGGAGCAGAGACGGATTCGGGATTCCTGGATGGCCAGAAACAAGGCAACGATAAGCAAAGAAGAAATGACGGATGCTCTGGAGAATATTAAGCGGGCACTGATTCAGATGGCGGGAGGAGGTGGTTAAATGGCAAGAGACAGTGTGGGAGAGATCGCCCTGGATCTCTCATTAAACTCCAATGGCTTTAAAAAGCAGCTGTCAGGGATCGCGGATATGGCAAAGAAAGCGGGGGCTATGATTGCCTCCGCTTTTGCTGTCAAGAAGCTGGTAGAATTCGGAAAGTCCTGCATTGAGCTTGGTTCCGATCTGTCGGAAGTACAGAACGTTGTGGATGTTACGTTCCCGCAGATGAGCGCCCAGGTGGATCAGTTCGCGAAGTCAGCGGCCGCTTCCTTCGGTTTGTCGGAGACAATGGCCAAGAAGTACACCGGTACTTTCGGCGCGATGGCGAAGGCGTTCGGCTTTACGGAAGAGCAAGCCTATCAGATGGGTACATCTCTGACCGGTCTGGCTGGTGACGTAGCTTCCTTCTACAATATTTCGCAGGATGAAGCCTACACGAAACTGAAGTCGGTATTTACCGGCGAGACGGAGAGTCTGAAGGATCTGGGCGTGGTAATGACACAGACAGCCCTGGACAGCTATGCGCTGGCCAATGGCTTCGGAAAGACGACATCGCAGATGTCGGAAGCGGAAAAGGTTGCGCTGCGCTATCAGTTCGTTCAGAATCAGCTGACGGCTGCTGCCGGGGACTTCGCCCGGACTTCCGATGGTTGGGCGAACCAGGTGAGAATCCTGAGCCTGCAGTTCGATAGTTTAAAAGCGACCATCGGACAGGGGCTGATTAATCTACTCACTCCGGTCATCAAGGTCATTAATATCATTATCGGCAAGCTGACCACGCTGGCGAATGTCTTTAAGGCATTCACGGATATGATTACCGGGAAGAAATCTTCCGGAGGCGTCAGCAATGTAGCCAGCGACCTGTCCAGCGCTTCCAGTGCGGCAGATTCCCTGTCCAGTTCCACAGATAAGGCTGGCAGCTCCGCGAAGAAGGCAGCGAAGGAATTTAAGCAGCTGGCGGGCTTTGATACGATTTCGAAGCTCTCCGACAGCAGTGATTCGGATTCTGACAGCGGTTCTTCCGGAGGCTCTTCCGGCGGTGGCGGAGGCGCTGCGAACGTTGACTTCGGAGCGATTTCTCTGGACAGTACCGCACTGGATGTGCTGGATGAGAAGACGCAGAAGATCATGGATGACATTCAGAAAGCCGTTCAGCCGACGATCGATGCGCTGCATCGCTTGTGGGAAGGTGGTCTGTCAGAACTGGGAAGCTTTGCACAGACGGCTCTGCAGGACTTCTATGATCATTTTATCTCATCCGTAGGAGAGTGGGTTCTGGGAGAGGGACTTCCGCGCCTGATCGATCTGCTGAACCAGCAGCTTTCTTCGATTGACTTCGATAAGATCAACGATGCGCTGGTAGGGTTCTGGGATGCCCTGGCTCCGTTCGCGGTCACGATCGGCGAAGGACTTCTGGACTTCTACGAGCATGTGATGGTTCCGCTGGGAACCTGGGTAGCGAATGAAGCCGTTCCCAGGTTCTTTGATACGCTGTCAACGGTGATATCGGCATTAAATTCGATACTTGAAGCGATACAGCCATTGCTTATATGGTGGTGGGATGATGTATTAAACCCTATTGCAAGTTGGACAGCAGATCTCTTCCTGGATGCCTGGGATGCGATCAATGAAGCTTTGAGCAGTTTCAGCGACTGGTGCAAAGAACATCAATCAACGATTCAGGATATTGTGATTGCTGTTAATGCGTTCTTTGCAGCCTGGGCAATCTCTTCACTGGTAAACGGAATGGTTGGCTTCGTTGCTTCCGGAGATCTTGCAGTAAAAATGATGAGTCTGCTGGAAGGAGGCGCATCGTTACTCGGGAAAGCGATCGCATTCATTACAAGTCCTGTTGGTATCGCAACTGTTGTACTGGGGACTTTGATTACGATCGGCGTTCTGGTCTATAAGAACTGGGATACCATCAAGGAAAAGGCGATTGAAATCTGGGGAGCGATCTCCGAATGGTTCTCTGAAACGATTGAAGGAATTAAGGGATTCTTTACCGGTTTGTGGGAAGGAATCCAGGATACTTTTGCCGAAGTTGGCGAATGGTTCCAAGGAATTTTTGAAGGCGCCATGAAAGCCATTCAAAAGGCTTTCTCCACGATCGGAAGTTTCTTTACCGGATGCTGGAATGCGGTGAAACGGGTATTTTCATCGGTTGGCAGCTGGTTCTATGGGATTTTCTCCGGCGCCTGGTCGAAGATTACGAGTGCATTCTCCAGTGTGGGAAGCTTCTTCAGCGATGTATGGAGAGGCATCCAGGAGGCGTTCGGCAGCGTGAGTTCCTGGTTCCATGATACTTTCACAGAAGCCTGGACAGCGGTAAAGAATGTATTCTGTACTGGCGGCGAGATCTTCTCCGGCATTGTGGACGGTATTCTGGATGGTTTGAAAGGGGTAATCAATGCGATTATCAGAGGCATCAACGATGTTATTGCGATTCCCTTTAATGGCCTGAACAGTGCACTGGACAATCTCAGAAGCATTGAAATTCTTTCTATGAAGCCGTTTTCCTGGCTGCCTTCCATCAGCGTTCCGCAGATCCCGGAGCTGGCTCAGGGCGGATACGTGAAGGCGAATACGCCGCAGCTGGCTCTGATCGGTGATAACCGGCATCAGGGCGAGGTTGTGGCGCCGGAGAATAAACTGCGGGAGATGGCAGCGGAAGCATCCGGAACAGGCAATGCGGAAGTGATCCGTCTGCTGAAACAGTTGATCGGAATCGTGGAAAGCATGGATCTGAATGTGATTCTGGAGTTCCGCGGGCAGTTGTCCGCGCTGGCCAGAACACTGGAGCCCTATATGGAGCGCGAGAGAAATCGCAAGGGCAGAAAACTGACAACAGGAGGTGTCGTGATTGGGTAAACTGATCCTGGACGGGAAAACCTACGATGTGGATGTACGGAGCATTAAGAGAAAGTTTCAGATACTGGATGGATCGGAAGCGACCCGTGTGCTCTCCGGCAGCATGATCCGTGATATCATCGGTACGTATTATAACTATACGATGGAGATTGAGACGGAGAAGCTGGGGCGTGCAGCGTATGACAGTTTATACGAGACACTCTCCGCACCGGTAAACAGTCATCACATGATTGTGCCTTACGGACAGACAATGCTGGACGCGGATTTTTATGTTACATCCGGAGAGGACGCAGTCTTCCGTGAAGACTCCTCCGGCAGAACATGGAACGGGCTGTCTATCGATTTTGTCGCAATGGAACCGGCAAGGAGGCCATAGATGGCAGCAAATTTTGAATACAGCATGATACCGTCCGGAGCTCAGGAGCATTGCTTTCCTGAGCTCTTAAAAGTGGCGGACAATCAGATCGGGAATCCGGCATTGTGCTTCCCGAAATACAGCCGTCTGGATGGCAGCGTAAAGAATGCAGCGAAGCAGGAGATTGCGGGGTGGGTATCGAAAAAGATGTCGGATAAGAACGGTAGCTTCTCCACATACCCAAGCATGACATTGAAATTTGCCAGGGCAAAGAACTGCAGTGGAATTTCATTGAGTTTCAACCGGACTTCCGGGGATTTTGCTAATTTCCGTATTCTGTGGATGGACGCTTCCGGCACAGTTCTGAAGTCGGAGAGCTGTTCTCCGGCAGACCCGGAGGTTTCTGTTTTTACAGAACTGTCGGGGATTGCTTCGGTGAGGCTGACTTTCCAGAGCACGAACCGACCATACCGGCCGGTATTCCTGGAGCGGGTGGAATTCCTGAACCTTCGCGCCTATGAGAGCTTCAAGTTGGTCTATGATGAGCTGGCTCCGGGCGCAGCGGAAAATGCGGTGTTCAGTTCTACGGCGAAACGGCCGGAGATCACAGAATTATCCTGGCTGACGAGCGGAGAGAGTCAGAACCTCGCTTTGTGCCTGCCGAAATACAGCCGCCTGGACGGAACTTTTCGGAATTACAGCAGCAGTAAGATGGCTGGATGGGTCTCACAGGCGATATCCGATAGCAGCGGAGCATTTGCCAGCGCACCGGCTCTTCACTGTGAACTTGGAGGTGGATACTATTCCAGTGCAGGCATTCATATCCGCTTCGGGCCGAGCGAGAGAGATTACTGCAGCAGTATCACCATCGACTGGTATAACGGTGATACGGTTCTGGCCAGTCAGGACTTCACGCCAGACAGCAATGATTTCTTCTGCGAAAAGTCAGTGGAAAATTATACCGGTATTCAGATTACCTGCAAAAAGACGAACTTCTCCTACCGGCCGGCAGTGATTCGGCTGATTGAATTCGGTCATGAAATCGTTTATACAACGGATCATGTGGATGGGAATGAGATTCTTTCTGAGGTTTCTCTGCTGTCGGATGAGCTGACTGTAAATACCGCGGATTTCACGCTGCGTGTTATGGGAAATGTCAGCTTCCAGCGCCGCCAGCAGTTGACTGCTTATTATGATAATGCGGTTCAAGGCGTGTTCTACACAGCAGGTTATACCCGATCCGGAACAAGAGACTATGATGTGACGGCTCAGGACGCAACTGGCTTGCTGGAAGAAGATTATTACGGAACGGAGAGCGGAAACCTTTTCCTGTGTTCTTATAATGACACGGTTTCATCGGTCGTTGGGAGGATTCTGCAGGGAACCGGGCTGAATTATCAAATTGCTGCAGGAGTCGCGTCTGCGAATGTAAAAGGCGTTCTTCCGGCATGCACCCGCAGGGAAGCGCTGCAACAGGTCTGCTATGCAGCCGGAGCTATCTGCAATACCTTCGGCGGAGCGGCGATCCGGATTGTTCCCCTAGATACCACGGGGACGCCGGTAAGGATCACACAGGACAAGATTTCGATCAGCAGCCTGAGTATCGAGGATTTGGATGAAGTCAGCAGGATTGTGCTTACCTGTCACAATTATGTGAAAACGTCCGAAGGAAAAGAGCTGTATCGTGGAAAACTTTCCGCCGGAAAGAACAGCATCGTATTCTCCGGTCCGTCGGTTATTACATCAACAGAAAATGTGGCAGAGAAGTACAGCGCAGCCATAACAAATGCGGCATATGTGACACCGTTGGATGCCAGCAAAGAATGTGTTCTGTACGGCTATGATTGTACGGACAACACATCTGAAGTGACAAAGTACAATCCGAAATATGAGGCATCCGGGAAGACAGAATTTAATGTGATTCAGGTTCAGGATGCGTATTTCGTACATACGGGAAATGCAGCCGCTGTGCTGCAGAGAACGTATGATTATTATCAGCGAAGACACAAAATCACGGCGAAGACGATAGATACGGATGTTTCTCCGGGAACAAGGGTAACAATTGACACATACGACGGAACTTATACCGGCAATGTGGAACGGGTATCCAGCCGGTATTCCGGCTCCGTATTCCGTGAAATCGTTGTGCGTTAGGAGGTAGTCAGAATGCAGACAGTGATTATAAATCCGGGCGCGGCGGTAACAGCGATTCGCACGGCGAAAGTGAATGGCCTGACGGCAACTTTTTTCAAAAAGGAAGCAAATGTGTGGCAGGCGCAGGTCAAAGAAGCGGTAAACGGCCGCTATGAAGTTACCGGAACCGCCGTGGACAGTTCCGGATCCTGGCCGTTGTGGATTGTGAAGTATTATGGTGTCAGCCTGATTACCGATCGAACACAGGCTGATCTGGACAATGATACCGCAAGGGCATACATCGATCATGATGACCTGAACCGGCTGGAAGGGGCTGTACAGTGGATCGCAGAGCATTTGCAGGATGCAGGGTATCCAGTCAGAATTACCGAGCGGTTGAACTGGCTTCCGGCAGATGTGCGGACGCAATCAGACATGGACCGGCTGCGGGATAATATCAATAATCTGCGCAGCGCATATGTGACAGTAAGCACGACGCCGCGGACTCCGGCATCGATCACGTACAGCAGTATTAACCAGGCGAACGAGATTGAACAGATTCTGGCAGATCTGTATCAGCTGATTAATGGAATGGAATCACAGTACCGGTACAGCGGTGAAGCAATCGCAGGAGAGGAGTAAACAATGATCAAAGTAGTGGATCGTGTCCCGACACAGGCGGGACGCTATAAGATGACGCTACCGGATGGCAGCACACAGTATGTAACAATGGAACGGGCGGATGTGCCGAGCGTGGCAGGTACGCCGTTAAACAAGGCACTGTTTGATTCCATTCAGACAGATCTGGATGGAAAGGCATCCACGACACATAACCATGACAGCTCTTATGCAGCAAAATCTCATACACACGATGACCGGTATTATACTGAGACGGAGATGAATACGAAGCTGTCAGGCAAATCAAACACATCTCATAATCATGATGCAAAATATCTTTCGCTCAGCGGCGGAACCATGACAGGAGATATCAAAATGCCGCTGAACGGAATGATCAGCTGGGAACACAGCGGCAAGGACGGGAGAATCTACTGCGCTTCTTCTCAGCAGATGTTTCTGGGAGCATCGAAGGATGGAAAATATTTTATCCATCTTGGTGTAAGGGATAATAAATACTGGACACTGGACCCGGATACCAATGAAGTTATGCAGCTTGGTTCTCCCAGTCATTTGTGGGAGCAGGTCTATGCTAAAAATTCATCGATTTCCAGTTCTGATCGGAACAAGAAGAAGGACATCGAACCGATTGATGAGAGATTGAAGGGCTTCTTCCGAAAGCTGAAACCGGTATCCTTCCAGTTCATCAACGGAACTTCCGGGCGAACGCATACAGGATTCATTGCACAGGATGTGGAAGAAGCAATGAACGAGGCCGGACTTACCGCCCAGGACTTTGCCGGATTCTGCAAAGATCAGAAGATGGAACAGGTGCAGAAGGTGGAGCTGGTGGACGTTCCTAACCCGGAGACCGGTGAGATCGAGCAGGTAGAGAACACCTACACAGAAGATCAGCCAGTAGAAGGCGAGTACGTGTACGGACTTCGCTATGAGGAGTTCATTGCGCTGAATACCGCTATGATTCAGGAACTGATGGATCGGGTAAAGACGCTGGAAGCGGCTGTGCTGGCTCTGCAGGCGAAAAAGTAGAACAGGAAAGGCTGGTGGCAGCAATGAAGCATGTGATCGAAGCGGATCTGACTGATAAAACCTATGTGACAGTCAGCGGATTGTGGCAGTGGGATTACGGTCAGATTTTGCGTATTATTGGCCTGGAGCTGGATGCTTCGGTAGAAGTGCATTTCTCACTTACGCGAAACGGAGAAAGTCTCAGCAGGGCAGGAGCGATGCATGACGGTTATACAGATGTTGAGATTCCGAATTCTCTGTTGAAGAGCGGAAGCGGATACATCTACGCCTGGGTATATGTCAACGACAAAGAATCCGGGTATACCATCCGAAGTATTGATATCCGTGTACAATCCAGGGCAAAGCCTGGCAACTGGAATCCTCCGACGGATGCGCCGGAAGAATCCACAAAAACCTATACCTATGTGCAGACCGTACCGGCGAGCACATGGACCATTAATCATAAACTGGGAAGAATGCCTGCGGTATCGGTTGTGGATTCCGCAGGCAGTATTGTTTATGGAGACGTAGATTACATTGACAGCAATACGATAAGAGTTACATTTTCCGGAGCTTTTGCCGGAAAAGCGTATCTTAATTAGGTCTGCACAGAACGTATTTGATGCAGACCTGCACAAGAAAGGAGCATATCTATGCAGTTTTTATCCCCGATTGACCTCTCAAAGAACGAATTACAGAACGCACGGATTCAGAATCTGGCAACGGCACCGACCAGCCCGGTTGACGGTCAGATGTACTATGACACCACTTTGAAAACTCTGCGAGTGTATGCCAGCGGTACCTGGAAAGACGCCCTGTACAGCTACGGCGGCCAGACGCTGACAGCAGATGACAGGGCGAAGCTGAACGCGGCCAGCCTGACGGAGTTTGGCTATCTGAAGGGCGTAACCTCTGCGATCCAGACGCAGTTAAACGGCAAGGCATCCACGTCCCACGGCTATCATGTGCCGACACCGCAGACGGCGGATGCTCGCAAATTCTTGCGCAATGACAATACCTGGCAGTCGCTTCCGGCGGCTTCCACCAGCGAGACCGGTATTGTGCAGCTGAACGACAATATCAACAGCACTTCAGCTACACAGGCAGCGACAGCGAATGCAGTAAAGAAAGCCTATGATAAGGCAAATCACTCTCATCCGTACCTGGATACTTCTCTGAAGGGAGCGAAGAACGGTGTTGCCAGCCTGGATGAGAACGGCTTGGTTCCTTCTTCTCAGTTGCCTTCCTACGTGGATGATGTTCTGGAGTATGACAAGCTGGCAAGCTTCCCGAAGACCGGCGAATCCGGAAAGATTTATGTGGCACAGGACAGCAATAAGACATACCGCTGGTCCGGTACGGCCTACGTGGAGATCTCCGCTTCCCTGGCATTAGGCGATACATCTTCGACCGCTTACCGAGGCGATTACGGCAAGGTTGCATATGATCACAGCCAGAAGGCACATGTAACCGGTGTGAAGGGCGACAGCGAAACCGCATACCGTACTGGCAACGTCAACATCACAAAAGCGAACGTTGGTCTGGGAAATGTGCCGAACGTGGCGACGAACGACCAGACACCGACCTACACGGCAGCCAGCGCGAACGCAAACCTGACCTCCGGTGAGAAGCTGTCCGTAGCGATGGGCAAGATTTCCCGTGCAATCACCAGCCTGATCAGTCATCTGGCGGACGGTACCAGACATATCACGGCGGCAGAGAGAACGGCGTGGAACGCGAAAACCGGAAAATTCACAGGGACAAATGAAAATTATTCAACAAGCGATGACAATGCTTCGAGCGGATGGGTAACGGTAGCACATAATCTTAACACAGAAGATGTTGTAGTTTCTGTGTGGGATGCAAACGACAAAAATATGATTGCAACAGATGTTTCTATCGTTGATGCAAACGCAGTTATGGTATGGCTGCCTAAGGCAGATGCAGGGACATACAAGATTACTGTTATTGGATAGAAGAGGAAAAGTGTATATGAAGATTTTCGGAGTAGAATTACGCTTTAATGGTTTCCGGATCTATCATGAAGGCGATAAGCCCACGCCCTCTGAGATCGGCGCGGCAGCCAGTAATCACACACATACGACAATGGGAGCGGCGTCCGCTTCCGTAGCCGGGAAAGCGGGCCTTGTGCCCGCCCCTCCGGCAGGAAAGCAAGGCCAGTTCCTTCGTGGTGACGCGACCTGGGCGGTTCCGTACACGCATCCAACGACTTCTGGCAATAAGCATATCCCTTCCGGAGGCGCGGCCGGGCAGGTGCTTGGCTATGCAGCAGCCGGAACAGCCGCCTGGAAGACGCTGAACGCTTCCGATGTAGGAGCAGCGGCAAGCAGTCACACACACGCAGCCATGAAGGCGGCGACAGCCTCTGCGGCCGGTAAATCTGGAATGGTTCCGGTTCCTGTGGCAGGAGCACAGGCGAAATACCTGAGAGGTGACGGTACCTGGGCAACACCTCCGACTTCATCTTATACGCATCCGACTACGGCAGGTTATAAGCACATCCCGGCCGGAGGAGAGTCCGGACAGGTTCTTGGTTACTCTGAGGATGGCACAGCTGCCTGGAAGACGCTGAACGCTTCCGATGTAGGAGCAGCACCCAGCAGTCATACCCATGATGATCGGTATTACACGGAGACGGACGTCAAGAACCTGATTGACGCCACCTTCCTGACAAAAACATTTACAGGCGCAAAGGTCAGCATCGCCGGAAAGACAGCTAAGGCAATCACAATTAACTGTACAACGCCCAGCGGTTACACAGCAATCGGTGTGATCGGCTACTATACCGGCAGCACGTACGTCCTGCCATGCCGTGTGGCAAAAGGCCGTATGGATGTATACAACACGGACAGTAACGCGATCAGCGTCACACCCACGATCACAATGCTCTATGCTAAGAGCGGAGCGGTATAAGGAGGCAGCATGACAGAAATTCTTCAGGCAGTTGGTATTTTCTCAATCCTCGTTTCTGCCCTGGTCGGATTCTTCTTCTGGCTGATCCAGCGGAATATCAATAAGCGGGACGCTGCGGATCAGCGCCGCAGAATCGTCCGGCAGGAGGAGCTGGATCAGAGAGAGCAGGTGCGGTATCAGCATGAACTCTATATGATGAAAAGCATTGATGCGGCAATTGCCCTGGGCGAAGCAACTGCGCGGGCGGTGCAGCGTATCCCGGACGCACATTGCAACGGGGATATGCGCGCAGCGTTAAACTATGCGCAGAAGGTCAAGCATGACCGGAAAGATTTCTTAAATGAACAGGCATTGCACATTATTGCGGATGGTCCCATGACGGGAGAAGGAGGCACTTATGATTAACTGGAAACTGAGACTCAAGAACAAGGCAACTCTGCTGGCGATCGTCACCGCCGTGATCGCGTTGATCTACCAGATCCTCGGTATGCTTGGCATCGTTCCGGCTGTATCAGAATCGGAAGTTACTCAGGCGGTCGGTCTTGTGATCAATATCCTGGCAATGGTCGGCATTGTGACAGATCCGACCACACAGGGCGTATCCGACTCCAACCGGGCGTTGACATACGACAAACCGGCGAAGAACAGCACAACCAATGACTATGATTTTGATTAATCGGCAGGAGGAAGAAGC